TACCAAACCTTAAACAACCCGTAAATTTGCTCACAGAAGATAGTTCTGGACTTCGAATTTCGAGTGAAGGCTACGAATTGTTAGAACAATTAGAAAGTATCAATAATTTAGCATTATGTATTTTTGATCCGATATCTTCATTCGTTTCTGGTGTGCCGATTACGACAAGTCAGGAGGCAGCACAGATGTACGGACAATATTGTTCTATGTTGAGTACCAAATTTGATTGCTCTACGTTGTCAATTCATCACATGACTAAATCTGCCTTACAAGGTATTGATGATCCTATGTTGGCGCGAGCTGCGATTCGTGGCGCAAGTAGTATTATCGACTCGGCTAGATTTGGACTCGCGGCATGGTTAGCAAGCGAGAGCGAGGCAGAGCGCATTTGTTTAGAGCAAGGCGTAGAATTTGACCGCATGCGCGTGATTAAGGCGGCGATAGTAAAAACTAACTCAGGCGAAGTCGATACAAAAATTAAGACTTTGTTTCGAAAAAATGCTTTACTTGAAATCATAGAAGAAAACAAAGGCGGTATAAATTGGGATTGAAAGACAACATAAACCCAAAGCATTATAAGCGTGGCGCGATTGAGTGTATTGATGCAATCCAGGCTAGTTTAAGCGCAGACCAATTTAAAGGTTATCTAAAGGCGAGCGCGATAAAATATTTATGGCGTTATGAGCAAAAGAACGGACTCGAAGATTTACAGAAAGCAGATTGGTTTTTACAACGATTAATTAAGGAGGAGCAATGAGCAAGGGTAGTCAACAACGTCCATTCAACAAGGACAAATTTAATGAAAACTTTGACAAGATTTTTGGCAAAAAGAAGGAAAAAATCAAACCAAAGGACAAAAATTGATGTACATAGAATCCCTTTTTATGTGCATAGAATCGCGTTTTTGGTACACAGATTAGTCTTACCATGTACATAGATTAGGCACATAGACTATATAGCTATATAGCTATATACTAAAAATCGCTTTTTCTTTGGAAAAAAGCGATTTTGATTATTAGGAGAAACATGAAAAAAGATTTACGAATATTCTTAACTAGATTCTTGTGGGATGACGAGGATTATACAGGACCTAATATTATCGCCGAGAATCAGAAACAAGCCGAGCTTATCGCCGAAAGTATGGGTTGCGATATTGTCGGCGAGTTAACGGATGTTGTGAGTGAGGAGAGCGAGTGCAAGAAGATACATTAAATAAATATTGGTGGCTTACTGAGGACGAGATTGAGCAACCGCGAGCAAGCGGTTTAGTGAGTGCGCGAGCGTGGGCGAAGTATAAATCTTATGCGAAACAGAAAGCGTTAGTCTGGCGTTGGTTTCGCAAGCAAATTGGTAGAAAAGATCTTACGCCTGCGTGCAAATTAGTCTTATGGGCGTGTTGCGAGCGGCATAGGCATTTTAGTTGTAGCGTGAACGATAAATTCACTTATTTAGCGCTTATGACGGGATTGGATCGAAGGAGCGTGAGTAACGCTATTCATGCGCTTGCGAGTGAGGAGAAGAATATCATCTGGATTGCGAGCGAGGGGGAAAGGTTATTAATGCGCAAGGCGAAACGTGGCTATAAAAAACATTTATTGTTAGTTGGGTTAGAGAGCGAGCTTAGGGCAAGTGAGCGCGGTCTAGGAGAAAACACATTTTTTGGAGAGTGATGATTAACCGCGCTCTTGGTTATTATAGTTTATTGTCTCTCTCTTGTATTGCTTTTAATGTGTTTATCTTATCTATAGCTTTAGCTATTTCTTGCGTAGTCATATCATGGTAATCCGCATTTAAGCGTTGTTCTAATTCTTCTATTGTCATCGTTGCACTCCTACTGTATTTCCAGCTAAACCAGCAGCATCTTCCATTGCATCTAACATACCCTCTTTTGTTACAGGATAATTATGTTCTTCTGGTTCTGGTAAACCTTCGCTTTTTGAAAAATCCTTTGCATCTCTTTTTCTTACAAAAATCATGCATTGTTCATAATTTTGATCTCTTACAAAATATAATTTCATCTTTACTCCTTTATTAAACCTTTAAACCTGCCTTCCTCAGACCATTGCAAAACTGTTTTTGCTCGTAGTAATGGGTCGGCTATGTAATAGCTAAATACCTGCTCGCCATCAGAATTGAAAGCGACAAACCTGTTTTCTTGTTGATAGATCTCTACGGCGTGGTTATTTGTTTTCATGGCAACTCCATATTCATATAAGCTTCATGGCATACTTCACAGCCACAAGTTTCATCATTAACATACTCAACTTTGCTTCCACAAACTTTGCATGGTTTTATTGTGATAGTAAATTCATTCCAGATAATCATGCTTCCTCCTTTTCAAAAAATGATTTAAGAATATCTTCGACATCTTCAACTATGCCGTTATATTCATCTTGTTTTTCTTCTGTGTAAACCTCATCTCCGTTTGGTTTTATTTCAGTTGTTGGGTCTAAAGATGAATACTCTAAAATGTAACTTGCTAGTGTTCCATAAAGTTCTACCCACTTTTCTGTGGGCAAAGATATTTTTTCTTGTTTATTAATCATTTTTCCTCCTTGTTATCTGGGTTATTCTTTGCTCGCGCTTGCTTGTTTTTATCTTCAAGCATTTTTATATATATAGCGTTATCCTTTATGGGTATTTCTTTCCATTGTTTAGTCATTGGTTAGCCTCTCTACAGTAAATATAAAACGCTCAACATCTTTGTATTTAATAGGGTTATAAGTTTCTAAGAGCTTTGCAAGCTCTCCGCTATTAATGCAAATGTGTTGGCCAAAAGATAGCTCATCTTTATTTTGGCTATCGATATAGTCAATTATTAAGTTGTACATTGTTTTTCTCCTTTTGGTTATTAAAATTGTTGAATTACAAAACTGCCTGACTCTGTTGGTAATACTACAGTTGCATTTTCAAAGTCTTCTAAAGTTTTATAATCGTTTGAGTATGCGCTTACCATTTCTTCAAAGTTCTCGTATTCTTCAAAATCGCAACAAATACCAATAACGTCTAACTCGTTTGAATATCCGATATCATCAAAATATTCATACAGAACTGAAAGGCCGTCATATGAAAAGTTGTTTGCATAATCTCCTGAATTTCCAAACTCATCAATAAATTCTTGTTTGGTTAAAGTTTTATATATCATATGTTTTCTCCAAAAATATAAAGAATAATCTCTTTACATACGTTATATTACTCTTTTGTACTCTGATTGCAAGAAATAAATATAAAAAAAAGTAAAAAAAAGTATTTTGACATATATAATTATTTGCATGGAAACTAAACCTAAGTCAAAAGCTGGCAGAAAAAGAATTAAATTTGACGAAGAAACTTTAGAAAAGATACAAGAATGGAGCGGAAACGGACTTTCTGAGTCACAAATTGCACATTTATTAAATTGCTCATTGTCGACGATAGCAAGGAATAAGCGTAATAATGACAAATTTGACACAGCTTTAAAAACTGGAAAAGCTAAAGCTATAGCAGCAGTAACTAACAAAGTTTATGAAAATGCTTTAGAAGGAAAAGAAAATTCCGCTTTCTTTTTCTTAAAAAATCGCGATCCTAGCAACTGGAGCGATAGACAAGAGGTAAATCACAACATAAATCTAAAAGAAATCATGCAAAGTTCCAAAAATAGACTTATAGAGGGCAAAATAGTACAAAAAGAGACTATTTCCGTCCCACTCCCTAAGAAGAAGTTGACCGAAGAATAAAATACCTTGAAAAACCAAGAGAAAAATCAAAAATGGCCCCCCTTATTTTCTAGCGGCGGTAGTATTTATATATAACCTTTGAAATAAATTTTTTATGAAAATTAACAGAAAAGCATTTATAGAGTCAGTCACCGATACAACGCTTGGTGCAGTATTTAACTTTCCAATATCATGGGCCACCCTTGCTCTCTTGCTCATGTTCACTACTGACGCGCTTTTTATTTCTGTAGTCCAACTCACAGTCCTCACCGTCGCTGCTATTATTAGACGTTACTGCACCAGAATTTATTTTGATGAGATGAACAAGAAGAATGAAGTATAGTCCGCAACAAGAACAAGAGCTGATGACCGAACTATGGTCACCAATAGTCAAAGATAATCCGTACAACTTTGTTAAATATTGCTTCCCTTGGGGACAAAAGGACACCCCCCTCGAAGATTTTGAAGGACCAAGGCAATGGCAAGAAAAAATTTTGCGAGAAATTACAACGCATATCCAACGTAACGAAAGAGTCGATATGCCAGAGATGTTTAGGCTCGCCGTCGCCTCTGGTCGCGGTATAGGTAAATCTGCTCTCGTCGCCTGGCTAATTATCTGGATGCTCTCCACGCGCTTGGGGTCGACGATTATTGTTACCGCTAACACCGAACAACAATTACGCTCAAGAACTTGGGCTGAGTTAGGTAAATGGCTAACGCTTGCCATAAACTCGCATTGGTTTACTAAAACCGCTACTGCAATTAAGCCTGCGGCTTGGTTTGAAGAAGCGTTGATTAGAGATCTTAAAATAGACACAGGTTATTACTACGCGCAAGCGCAACTGTGGAGCGAGGAAAATCCTGACGCTTTCGCAGGGATTCACTCTAATTACGGCGTTTGCCTGATTATGGATGAGGCATCTGGTATACCTGCGCCGATTTACTCAGTTTCGGAAGGATTCTTCTCAGAACCAACTACCGATAGATATTGGTTTTGTTTTTCTAATCCAAGACGGAACACAGGTCCGTTTTACGACTGTTTTCACAGCAATCGCTCTTTTTGGAAGAACGAACAAATTGACTCGCGCACCGTCGAAGGCACGGATAAAGAATTATTTCAGCGCATGCTCGAACAATACGGGGATGACTCTACTGTTGCCAGGGTTGAGGTAATGGGAGAGTTCCCCCGTGCCGACGACGATACCGTTATTCCAATGGAGTTAGTCCGCGCTGCAATAGACCGAGACGTAGCACTAACGGCGAGTGAGCCGATTTTATGGGGTTTAGACGTAGCCCGCTTTGGCGGTGACTCTAGCGCGTTGTGTGTGCGCCAGGGTAATACTGTCTTTGAGATAACTAACTTTCAATCTATGGATCTTATGCAGCTCTGCGGAGTTGTGAAAAATAAATTTGACGATTGTACGGCGATGGAAAGACCGCAAGAAATATTAATCGATGTGATTGGTTTAGGAGCTGG